CTAAAACAGCGGCATTGCCAGTAGATGTAACATGGCCTGTTAAGTTTGCATTAGTTGTTACTGTAGCTGCGTTACCACTAGTGCTTTGGTTAAGTGTGGGAACATTGTTTGCGTGGATTGTGCCAGTCCCGTCAGATGTAAGATCCACAGGTATAGCATCAACAACAACATCAATATTTCCGTCTCCGTCTTGATAAGTAACTGTAACCCTAGTCTCAGTGTTGCCGCTAAACATAGCACCTACAATGTCTTGAACTTGTTCGCTTGTGAGCTGAGTATTGGTGTCAGCAGAAGCAATCGTAACGGTATCGCTTGTGGCGTTTGTCGTAATGGTTACGTTAGACCCAGCAGCAAGAGTGAGGGTGTCATCTACTCCATCAGCAACCACATTGTCCTGACCAGATACAGCTAGTGTAGTAAAGGCATTGGGTGAGGTGCCATCAGATCCAGCGGCTCCTGTAGCCCCCGTTGCCCCTGTAGCTCCCGTAGCACCTGTAACGCCAGTATCCCCCTTGGGGCCCTTGCCTAAAACCTCTACAGAAGTAGAAACTGGAGAAGAAAAAGAAATAGAGCTTTCAGTAGTTGTAAAGGTGGTAGAGGTGCCGTCAGACACGCTAACAGCTAAAGTGTTCCCAGAGGATTCTTGTACTGTTATAGCCATTATACCTCTACGTTTGAAATATCATCATTTACAATGAATGAACCCTCTAGCAGCGTAGTGGTTACGTTATTTACAATTTGTTGCAAGTCGTAAACGTATCTGCCAGCTGGCACCCTTCTCATTACAGAGTCTGCTGCAGAAACAGTTACATTTCCGCTATCGTCTGTAGTAAATGTAAAGTTGGTAACCCCTTCTTTGTTTTGAGCTTGCTTTCCTTTAGATGCAGTCCCCATCACAAGGGCTCTTTCTTTTGTCCTTACGTTTTTACCACCTCTAACCTGCATAAGGAACTCATACCCACTAGTGGAAAGAGTTACTGCTGTACCAGAGGAGTCCTTTATATTCAAGGTCATGGTAAAGGTGTCCCCTTTCCTACATGTGATATTCAGCTTCTCTGAAATATCTAGATTTATTTTACTTGCCATTATTGTATGAGTTCACTAATGTTTGTTGGTGCTTGACCTTCTTCTAGCTCCCCTCTAATTCCTTTCCTTTGAGAGATAAGTTTTGATTGCTTTGAAGCCTGCTTGTCAACCCTGTCATCCTTTCTGTCTTCCTTAAGAACCTCTATTTTTTCCTTAAACTCCTTGTCGTCGGTTTTAAATCCTAGAGTTGCTTGAGCTCTTATCATCTCAATCTCTTTTCTAAAGCCATGCTTTACCTCTTCGAGTTGAGCCTCAAGCTGACTCTTAAGTTGCAACTCCTGAGCCTTGAGCTGAGCCTCCATTTGGGCCTCTTGCATCCTAGACTGAGAAGCAACCTGTGAAGCCTGAGCTTGTTGCTGAGCCTGCATCTGAGAGTTTTGCTGAGCCATATCTTGCTGACGCTTCATTCTTTTTTGACGCCTAACAATAAGAAGCCTTTCTGCTTGATTGATGTCCTTTAGGTCTCTGACGGCTATGGCGTCTTCGAGGTCAATTTCTTTTTGAGCCAGGGCCACCTGGATGTTTTGCTCTAAGAAAGCTCTCTCCTCATCCTCCATTTCTTTCTGAACCTGAACACCAAAGTTGTACATAGGCAGATCACTAAATGAGCTCAGCACCTTCATGTTTTCCTCACCAATAGCATTCTCATACACAGACATAAGTACAGACTCCTGAGGTATAATCTGGATACACTTTACTATGTCTTGGCAAACTTTTTTGTAAAGTACTAACGCTGAGTTAGTTATATCATATATAGCGTTGTTGCCTGCAGATATAGCTTGTTGCCTAACCCCCACCAAGGCATCCCCCTTTGGAGAGCTTGCGTCCATAGCCTCATTGATACCAGTAGTATCTCTTATCAGTCTTAGGTAGTGGTTGTACAAACCAATAAGCTCATTGATATTTCTTATTGAGTTTCCTATTTCTCTTACTGGAGGATTCTGGAATCCACCCTCTGGATTTTTGCTTCTGTAATAGAAGACGCCAGTCTGCTCGTAAATGTCGTGCAAGTCTAGAGGCTGAAGATCACCGCCCTTACCGAGCTGAACATTCTCCAATCCCTCAATATCAATAATCAAACCGTCAGGCTTGGCCTTAGCTATAGCCTGCTGAAGCTTCAAGTGAGTTATCTGAAGCATATCAGCAAAGCCTATGCAGCTGTCAACCATAGACTTAGGCATGTTGTTGTTCAGGTTGGTAGCTACTGGAGAGTAGGACAATCTGCACTTAGATAAGTCATGGACGTTTTTAGGGACGTTGGCAACAAGGCCGTACTTAAATACTATATCAGTGCCCATAATAAATGACCCACCATAGAGCATCTCCATCTCCATCTTATGAGACTTTCTCTCAAACACAGATCCAGCTCTTTCTTTGTATTCGAACCCTTGGTTAAAAAATCCAGTATTGCCGTGTCTGTTTTCCTTCTCTTCGAAATACATGCAGTCTACTGAAATAAACTCAAAGTCAAGAATCTGAACCATGTGCTCAGAGTAGGCCTCCCTGTTGTTCTTGTTGTCAATGCTGTACCCTGTGGCGTCGTAGTTGCCAGACTTCTTAGAAGCCACCTTCATGACTTTCTTTATACTCTCCTCATCAAGCTCGTTGCCTGCTATTCTTCTGAGCTCCGATACAGTTATTTCTCTAACATGACCAGCATAGATTACATCTTCAAAGAAGGGGTCTTCTGTGAAGCTATGCACAAAGTTCAATGGATCTACATAGTCAATTTTAATCCCATAGTTAGGATCATTGCTTCTTTTGGTAACAGCCACCCCGATAGAAGCCAAGTCGTTTACACACCTCCTGTACGCCCCGTCATTAAAGTTGCTCCAAGAAAGAGTCATGTTTGTAGCAACCTGAGCCGCTATTTCTGCATCAGTCTTTATGTTGGTGTCCAAAAAGATTTCTGCCTCCTCCAAACTATCAGGAAGCTGATCTGGATCTACGTCTAGCTTTAGGCCACCAGTCATAGCCTTCAGCTCTTGAAGATCTTTCTTTACAGCAACCTGAGTCCTAAGTCTTTTTTTCTCCTTGTTCTTTTCTGAAGAAGACAAAGGATCTACAGCCTCAAGGTTCGGATATGGATTTCTAGAAAGAATTTTGTTTACGACAATCCGTACAAACTTAGGCAGTATTGGAACTGGAGTAAAGTCTATGTTTAGCAGGCTACCGTCAGCACCATTAGGATTGAGTGAAGTAAGAAGCTGCTTGTATATGCTAGTGTCTTGGGTGCCGTTGGCGTAACTCCTGTTTCTTTTAAAGGTTCCGTTCCTGCTGCCGTGCAACGAGTTTTTGTCTGTCATCTTTCCCCACTGACCCTCTATAGCCTTTGCATAACGCAAGCCATATTTCTTCCCCTGCTTCTCCATGGGGTTTGCAAGAGGGTTGGGAAATCCAGACGACGGCTTTGTGCTATTATACATCTATGGCTGATTTACCGCAAATATAACAAATCATCCCCGTACCTTATATCGCCTAAAAAACTGACTCTCATTAAAGTTAGACTCTTTCTTTTTCTTCTTTGCTTTTTGAGCTGCAAGAAGGCAAAGTCCAGAGCTGATAGTCAAGTCAAACTTTGTTCTGTTGTTTATTTTAAAGCCTATCCAGTCCTCAAGGGTGTTGTTTAAATACATAGCCCCATACTCACCTGTCTCTCTATTTACCCCAACGTGATCATGTATGTAGTCCTCTATGGCGTGGGCGTGAGCCTGTATCACATCTTGAGAGTTTGAAGGTATCCCCTTTGTCTTGACGTTGACCTTGGCGTTTGCACTTAGTAGATGTCTCGGCCTATCCATTAAGTAACCATCGTAACCCCTTGATTCAAAGTATCTTGCGATACCGTACTTATTGTTTTCAATTAACAGAGGGTAGCCGTAAAATACAGCCGCCATCAAACAGTCTTCATAGAAGATTTTAGCCAAAGGCGGACGGGACGCATACTCCACAACAAACATGTTAGCAGGGTGCTCCATGTGAAACTTGTTGTATAGGTGTAGCGCACCCTTAGACCCCCGTCCATCGACGGTGGCGTCAAGGTCGTAAGAGTCAACCCCGCCTACCCCCAGCTCTGCATTGGGCGCTATTCTTTTGTTTTTATCAAACTTCTTTTTGTTTCTCATCTCCACAGGAGGCATCCAAGATATTTTAAACCTACCCTGGTGGTCTGGCTTAAATACAACCTCTGTGTCCTGCTGTCCACCCTTCCAAACGAAGTTCCCCCTAACCACTGGGTTTGGAAACAGCTCGTCATTGTATTGTATCTGCTCATATATCTTCCCGATATTAAACAAGCTACCGTCAATGCTATCTCTAAAGGCCTCGTCGGTTGTAAACGGAAACTGCCTTGTCACCTCGTTGAGTTCTGAGGGGTCCCCCTTGAGGCTTGACCTTTCGTTCTTTAAAAACGTTTTCGATCCTGAATCAATAGAATCACCGTCAAGACCATCGACAGCCTCAGAAGGATCTTCAATGATTGGACGTCCGTGGACGTCAAAAAAACCCTCAAGAGATTCGTAGGCTGGTATAAACAGTCTGTAAAGACCACTCCTAGTTCTACCATTTGCATTTCTTTCAGATGGGTTTGAGTCTTGCCAAAGGTCTTTGTATTCCTTACCTCCCTTGTCCATAGGGTTTACAGTGCTACCAACCATTGCCTTGCCTACAATCTTTCTGCCTACAATAAGGCATGTGCGCTGGATCCTCCATGCGTCTCTAATGTCTGTTGGCTTCTCCCACTTTCCAGCCTCATCAAGGTACATTATATGAAGCTTCTCACCATCGTAAGCATTGTTAGTGGTGTTCTTCCAGTTGATTACTGTATTCAAAGCCTCACCTGTTTGAGAGGTCTTGTTGTTCTTTGTAATCCTTTTACTGGGCTCTCTGAAGGCCAGCTCCATACGGGGGTTTGTAGTACCGTCCTGGATGGGCTTAAAAAAGAATGGGTAGTGCCTAAACATGTACACTACCTTCTTCATAAAGATATTCTCTTGAGCGTCCTTACCAGTCTTAGACTGGATGCCTAGAAGCTTGTCTTTGACCTGCGTAGCCTCATCAACCAAAACGGCGGAACAGATATTCGTATACCCGCTCCGCCGACACTTGGTGTAGAGCTGCCCTATGCAGCGTGGGTCCGCCTCACACGCAGCCAAATGTAAGAAAATATTTCTTTGGAACTCAAGATAGCTAGGGTGACCTATGTCCATCCTAGTCCACTGTAGCATCATATAGTGCCGCCCCGTAATATATGTAGGGAGACCTGCGTTGTAAAACCAAAAGCCGTCACGCCTACGGCGAAACTCCTCTTCGATATACGAAGAAAACTTTTGTCGAAACTCCCTAGGCATTTCCCCCCACTCATCCATAGACTTAATCCTAGACAGCTCCTCTGGCATAGAAATCCTCTCCCACATCTGCAGGTGGTCTGGACGTCCATGTCCTGCAATTTCTTTTTTGGGAGGCTGAGCGGGAAGAACAATGAGTAGCCCACCGAGCTCAATACTTTCACCTTTCGTACCCTTGGGGCAAATTGAGACAGCAGGGTCATCATATCCTTCTATGTTTATTAGAACGCTCAAAAGTAAGGTTGGTTGGACAGGAACTGTAGCCAATCTAAAACGGTAACTATTCCGTCACCGTCGAGATCATACTGTTTGTTTTCAGTTCCAAAAGATTTGTAAAACCCAGCAACTTCCTGCATAAAGTCAAGGAAGTCCTGCATCAGTATACTTGACCCCACCTGTTCCTTTTGAAACTAGGCGCACCTGTTTTAGGGTTCTTAATGTCCATGTGCTTTCCGCATGGGCATTGGATCTGGTGTTGAGCTTTGTCGTCAACAAACCTAATGGTGATACCAGTTTTATCCTCTTCGTGATCTCCGCACTCGCAAATGTAAATAGCCATAATTATCGTCCTTGTGAAGCATAAGGCTTCTTGTAGTTAATTGAATTTTTGTTCTTAGACGCCTTGGTCTTAGCATGCACACCTTTGCGACGAACACGCTTTTTCTTGTACTCCGATACTTGAATCTTAGCCATTGGTTTGAATTTAATTTAGTACACCCGCAGGGACTCGAACCCCGAACCGTCGCCTTAGAAGGGCGATGCTCTATCCAGTTGAGCTACGAGTGCAGCTCTTACCTACTGCGTCTCCGCCTAGGCCTATTGTTTGCTCTGTTTTTAGATTCAGGCTGAGGTGTAGTTTTGTCAGACGACCCTACGTGGGCCTCGTCAAGACCATCACCATTACCGTCAGTTCCCTTTCGGCGATTGATTCGAAGGAGATCAGCTCTGTACGCCTTGGCTTTACCGCCCTTTCCGTACTTTGCATACTCTTTCTTGTAGTCTCTCTTTTTGACTTTCATGCTACAAATATAGTAAATTGTTGGGGCGGCGGGACTTGAACCCGCGACTTCCTGTGTATAAGACAGACGCTCTAACCAACTGAACTACGCCCCAGTTGAAAAACCCTATGATACGTAGAGGGCCGCCTGACGAAAACCAACAACTCAGTCTTCTTCTTTTTCGTTCCAGGAATCCTCCCAGAACTTGTAATCTGTTTTGTTGTGTTGCCACACTATTTCTTTCCAATCACTTAGAGAATCTTTCAGCGAAACCTCCGCTGTAGTCTCTTGTCTCTTCGATTGACCCATTGTTAGATAAGTCTTTTATCATTTGCTCTAATCGCTGTCTTTCAACGATTAACTCCTTACAGTCCGTAGCTGTCTGTTTGATAGATTGAAGCTCGGCCTTACGCGCACTTCCGTTGATGTCTGGATCAACAGGCTTTTTAATCTCGTCTATCATGTTGTCTATAGCAGACTCCATAGATGACATCAAGCGCTTGGCAGCGGACATAGTTGAAAACTTAGACTTCGACATACATGATGTCTTCTGCCCTGACCCTGAAATACTTATCACCCTCGATAGTTATCTCGTAGTCTCTGTTCTTCTTAATCCCCACAATATCGCCAGCACCGACGCCAAGCTCGTCAAGCCAAGGAGCATCGAAAGCAATGCAAGCTTTTCGAACGGGAGACTCTGTAAGCTTGACAACCTCAATAATATCGCTTTGTTCTGCTGGGTCGGGTTCTTCTTCGATAGGAGTGAGCAGCGCCCAACCTCCGAGGGTATATATGTGTCCACTTTTTGAACTCTTATAAGCAATCGCTTGATTGTTGATGGCATGATCTGGATCATACCTTACAAGGTAGTGATTGTCGTGGCCAGTCAACACTTGGCCTTCATTGAGTACGACGAGGTGGTGAAAGTAAAGGGTGTCACCCTCTTCCACTCCTGTGTCGTGTTTTAGAGGGGATGCCACAACGGGCCCCTCTGTAATCCTGTGTTTAAACTCGCTGCCTTCGAACCTAGTGTCGATAAACAGCTCCATACCACCATCCGTGGTAATTGTGTCGTTGATCTTTTTTTCAAGCTCAACAACAAACAAGTCAAGAGTCTTCATTTAATTTAATATGACGAGGACCCAGTACTTCTTCTGGGTGCCCTGGTTGCTGGTCTGGGTCTCCTACGCGGAGTAGGAGGGGTCGCTGTAGTTCTTGGTCGGGCAGGAGAGCTAGTAGGTATCACCCCTTTTGTTCTTCTACCCTTAAGGCCTTCAACCTTTTGCTCAATCTCTTCATTGGCTGGTGTCAGCATAGAGTGCTTGCGGCTCGTATGAACAGCTCCGACCATGGCCCCCATTGTAGGATGCACATGGTAGCTACCGACATAGAACTTACCGTTAGGTAGTTTAAACTCAGCTCCTCCAGTATAGAGATTGGTTGTGGCCATTTAAAACTTACAGTCGTATTCTACAATACAGGGCATCTCGTCTACGCTCTTCCATAGAACTTGAGAGTCCTGCTGCTGCAAATATACAAGATATCTCTTCTTGTTGTACCTGTGAAGGTGTTCATCATCAACAACAATAGCAGAAACATTTCCGTCACCTGCTCTCATACCCACATAATAAGCCATAGCATCCTTGGGATCTTTCCCAATGATAATCTTTCTAATAAGTCCTTGCATTTTAATTTAATGATATGCCGAGCCCTCCGAGGAGATCATCAAGATCTACATCATCCTCAGTGACTGGTGGCGTATAAGAATCAGTCATAAAGTCTTTAATTATATCAAGCTCCCCGTCGCTCTGTATGTTGTAGTGAAAGAAGGCCTTCATGTTACTAGTCTCTTCATCACAGGGCTCAAGCAATCCAATAACAAAAGAGGATATAACCTTATCGTCAAGGTCATACTTAGCAACCAACTCATTTATAGAGTAGGCGATCTCTTGCATTTCGAACCAGAACCCTTCTTCTTCCATACCTTTGTATTGATCCATATCCATAATTAAATGCCTAAAAGTTTAGTATCTAAAAAGAAGCTCTTTCGTGACTTCTCTCACCTCAACCAAAGGTACGTAAAAAACAACTACCTCAAGAGGCTGAGAACCAGCATGATAGGCTTCTGCGAGAAGAAAGACGTTTTTGAGAGGGAGATGCTTTTTATGCTTTGGGCTTATGACTTGGAGTTCTTTACGCTAAAGTACGCATCAGAAGACTTTAAATACTCAGAAAAAAAACTAGCAGAGAGACTTGTGTACCCTCTGGCCAACGAAGGGTATATATACAAGCACTTTGACAAGATGACTCCATCAACCAAACTAGAGGATCACTTGTTCAGAGAAGAGACAAAGTACAACTACCGAGTCAGATATGCCCTAACGCAAAAAGCCCGCTTGTTAGTGCAGGCTTTTTACAGAGAGCTAGAAGGTTAAACGCTAGCTACAAAAACTTCTATGTCTACGTCAGCTGCATTGTCGTTGACAACAATGATGCTTTCAATGTCTACTAAGCTCACTATAGCCGTGGCAGCATCATCATCAACGGCTGCAGCACCTACAGCTTTGTTTATTATAAACGTCTTTCCTGCTTCAAGCAATACGCTTGCGTTTGTAGAGGCATCGGCGGCACCATTAGCAGATAGCTGAAGGTTAAGCGTAACGTCATTGCTGGTGTCAAGGTTTGTGACCCTAGCGTACCTGACGTCATCATCATCCATGGCGCTATCGGCTGTGGTGACCGCAGTTCTAAAATTAGCTATCGTCGTTTGCGTTGCCGTAGATGAGCCGTCGGAGGGAACACTAACAATGCGGTGCATAACCTGAGTTATAGCATCAACGTCCATTGTTATCTCGCTACCCCTTTCTCTTCCGTTGAGGGTTACGCTTTCGTTTATAGTTACCGTTAGAGTTGCCATTATCCGCTACAGCTTTCGCAATCCTCTGGAGAGTCCAGGTTGCAGGTTATTTCGCCAGATTCAATCTTGGCTTCTTGTTTTTTCAGCTTGTCTTGATCCAAGAAACTGATGTCGTCAAATTCGTCTTCCATAGTTATAGTGCTTTTCCAAATATTACTTTATAGTACGTCTGCCCCTCATCATCACGACAAGCCTTGAGGCACCGACCACGATTAACGCCATCATAAACGTAAGACACGTGAACCCAATCAGGATTGTCTTCAGTACCAAACTCCCAAATGAGCTGATCAAACTCCAGATTCTCACGGATATACTCGAAGATCTCAGAGTTTTTACACTTGCCGTATACATCTGCGTCAAGGTCGAGTGCTCTACCCTCCACATGCTGACTACGAACTGAGCCGCCGATCGCAACATTGAGATCAGCCGAACGATACCCGCTCGACACGAATATAGGACACTTGAAAGCGCTCCTAAGAGGTTGAAATACGTGCTCTGCAATCGCCTTGAGATTTCCTTGTACCCAATCATCTGGAGTGTTATCTATGTTAAGGCGCTGAGCTGTTATGCTTTTCGTTACCTCTGCGAGTGACAGATTTTTTGATAGCTTCATTGTTGAGGCGTATTTTTTCGTTCTCTACAGACGGGTCTTTTCTTTTTTTCTTGGTATTGAAGTAGTGCTTATTCAAGCTTACTTCATGCCGAGCGCCTGCTTAGCCATAGCAGCTTGCTTTGGATCCTTCAAGATCGCCTTAAGCATAGCTCCTTTCTCACCATAGACCTTGCCCCCATACATATACATGGGCATCTTCTTTTTACCACCCATAGCCATCATAGGCTTTTTCATGTGGCCGCCACCTGGCATCTTCTTCATAGACTTCATAGCAATTTGTTTTTTTGTTTGCCACAAATATAAAGAACTAATCGTTACTTCATTTGAGCCTTCTGAACGTCATAGAAATGCTGAAGCCTTCCCTGATCATCGCCCTTGTAGTGTCCCCGATACCAATTCTTACCCCACTTAGAGGCATCCTTCAAAACATCCTCTACAGAGCTCTGCTTATCCATAGCAAAGTGAGCCGTAAACAACATATCCTGTATCTCTGGGGGTAGATCAGAAGGATACTTTAGATCTTCTTCACTTAGATCAGGGTAATCCATATCCCTTTTGTCTGCAATGGACTTGATTCTGTTGTATGCCGTCTGTGCTGTAGCATAATCCAGCTGATAAGCCCCGCTGCCATAGTTAGGTTGCAACTCTCTCCTCACAGGTGCCTTGCCATCAGGTGTGTTTACCTCTTGTATCTGCGTATATGGGTCTGGTGAGTCAGGTCCAGCCTCTACAGTCCTTACCATATCCCTAAACATAGAAAAAGGCATAGGTGCATTACCATATGGAGCTTGAACAATGCTGTCAAGCTTAGATAAGTTCAAGTAATTCTCAGGATCGTCCATAGCACCCTCCCCAGAAGGCACATATATGGTCTCATCATCCCTGCCTAAAGCACGAATCTTGTCCTGATGCTTCTTAGGGTCGCCATCCCGCAATATATTCATGCCCTCACGGGCCATTCTACGTGTTCTCATCTAGATACTACTATTCCCGCGCCATAAACATAAAGGACTCCTCTGTGTAAACAGAAAAAACATTCTTAAAAGCTTTCCTTTCATCAGAGTCGCTTAATATCGTAAAGGTATAAACAAAAATCTTAAAAGTCAATAGTCTAGTAACGCTTTAAGCAAAGGCTTCTAACATGTTGTAAACGAAGGGCTTAGAGGTTTTAGCATGTACTTGCTACTGAAGGCAATATCTCAAGGACAAAGCGAAAAATGGGGTGAGCTCTATAGATCGTGGGGATTATATATACTTGTGCACGATCGCGCGCGCCAACCGAAACGGTTTTGCCAACCCCGCCCCCCTACTATCTTCGATAGTAGCGCTGTATCTTTCAGCTTTTACCTACTGACTTACAGTCAGTTAGGTAGCTTCAGTTCTACCACTGCATGAGACCGCAGGATGGGACGCGCTGTCTGTCAGGGTGGGACAATCCCTCAACTCAACCTCTACTTCAACCATAGTCACCCCTTTAGGGGTGGCAAACGAACTCCAGACCGAGGCTCTTCGTGATGCCTAACATACGGAGATAACGAGTTATCTCTCAGCGTGTTAGGAGGCTTCAGCTCCACTACTACTAACTAGTTAGTTGTAGTGATAAGCTGGAAGGATAGAGATGTAGTATAAGAGAGAGAGGAGTCTACGACTCTCTCTTATACTACTATCTCCTAAAGGGTTTGAGAGTCAGCCCTTCGGAGTTCAAACTTCAATCTTCATTTCCAATGAATAGTTTCACTTTCAGTGACTGCAAGAAGGCAGTCAACCAAGCCACCTTCCGTCCAACCGCAGCCCGCAAAGCCGAGGCCACTAAGCTTCTGCAAGAAGCTTTGGACTTCATCTCTAACCTCGAAGAGGTTAAGGACAAGCCGAAGGCCAAGTCGAAGAAGCGTCGCAAGGCCAAGCGGACAGCGGCTCAGCGGACAGCCGACCACATGGACAAGGCAGCCATGCGAACCAACGAAGTTGGTCCCGTTAAGCCTTCGAAGAAGGCTAAG